AGAATAACAAAGATTGTGAGCCATCATGATGGATGGATACAGACTTGCAAAATCAAGAGCTGTGATTGGTGTATAGTAGGCACCCGTTTGGGCTTCTAAAACAGTCGCACCTTCATAAGCTGTGTTATCGGTTGTCCCATATGGTAATGTAGGCACAAAGAAACCCTTTTCCCTCGCTTTTTTACAAATCTGACTAAACACCTTAATTTGCTGTCCCCTTTCCACCAAGTAACACAAAGGAACCCAAGTAGCTTTACCCATCTCCAATAAATTAACCAAAGTTGAAAGTCTATACAAAAGTCTATGAGGTAATAGAGTATCCTTTATACAATACTCGGCCACTTCACTCAACTTTACCGGATCACCCTCCTTAAATCTCACAAACATCTCTTTTGGGGGCATATCTATTTTTTGATCATTCAAATAATATTTAGAAACATAATCAAGCTTATAAGAATCCAACTTAAACTCTCTTTTTATCTCATGAAATAAATCAAAAATAAATCTACCGGGCATTGGTAAAAGTTTCAACATATTATCACCCAATGCATTCGAAGATAATTTTTTAAACGCAATTTCAGAATCATGATCTTTGAGTTTGCCAAGATTGAAAAATACTGGGTCGCAGCGGGTAAAACAAGCTCGCTTGTAAATATATTCTAAATCAAAACCAAATATATTCCAACCAGTGATGATATCGATATCTTCATCATGCATAAATTTACCAAATGCTTCCAACATTTCTTTTTCAGTTTTAAAACTTTGAATATACCCAGAACTGTTGTCAGTTTCTTTGTAACAAAAACAAACTTTTTTGTATGGTTCATCTTTACCAAACTTACACAAAGATACTGCTATTTGGAAACACACATCACCTGGGACGTTAGCATCAGGAAACTTACCAGTAGAACTATAACACTCAATATCCAAAGAAGCTACATTAAATGGCGCAGTTTCAGGTATATTGACGGGTTTTAGAGTTTTCCAATTATTACAAAACAAATCAATGTCAACATTTGCATAGTGCGCCCTAATACAGTCATTACCAGTCTCAAACCACCCACTAGATTCAATACCAGTTCTATGCATGAGTCTCAACACAGGATCAAGGTTAGCTTCAAACTTTTTATGTTTGATACATCTTTGAACTTGTCTTCTGGCTTTTAAGTTGGGGCAGGTTATTTTCATAAATTTATGAATTTCACCATTTTGAAACCCCCACATATCTTTACCATTTGTAACCTCATATGATGTCACCAAATCTTTAGGGAGTTGTGAAAAAACACTCACAGGATGAGCACCTTTTGGTAATTTTACTAAAAAATAAGGTTCAAAAATTGTAGTCACACATACAGATTTACCATCTAAGGTTTTGCCAAATATACTGATGACATGATCTTCATTTAAATCTCGAGCTTCCCACGTTAGTGCTTGGATGACAACCATCTTTACTAAGTAATATATCTAAAATTTTAATATCGTTTACTATTAAAATGTCAGCAGCTTTAGTCGATCTTGTTGCGAAGGGTGCCCAAGATGTTTATATTACTGGGGATCCCGAAGTTTCTTTTTTTAGACAGAATTACAAACGTCATACTAATTTTTCCATCAAGCCGGAGCGTATGGACTACATCGGCACATTCGGTGCATCCAATGAGGTTGTCATCCCCATCCATTCCAAGGGTGATCTTTTAAGCTATGTTTGGATTGAGGCTGAGAATATTTCTAATGTTTTAACCAATAATAATGGTTTATTTTCGGCTGATCAGTCCAGCACCACTGAGTTTATTCTTATGATTGGTGGACAAGAGGTCACAAGACTTGATGCTCTTTACATTCAGGGTGTTCATAACATCTTATATAAAGACTGCAGTGCCAAAGCTTCCGCGGCCGTAACTACAAGTGAAATCAGTGCCAACTCTAAGGCTAATCCAGCAGACGCCACTCGCAGCGCCGATTATTTTGTCATTCCTTTCTTTTTTGCCGATGATTGGACTAAATCCCTCCCCTTAGTGGCCATGCAGTATCACCAGGTTGAAATTAGAGTCAAGTGCCGCGCGGGTTTTACGCCCACAACCACCCCTAAGGTTTTTGGAACTTACGTGTATCTCGATACCAATGAGCGTGAGTTCTTTATCAACATGGAGCATGAACTCCTCATAACACAGGTTCAGAATCAGCCCGTGACCAGCACCGATACTGATATTGACCTTACATATTTCAATCACCCCGTGAAGGCTTTGCATCTCGTGTCATCCAACGTGGATGGCACTGGTTGGGCAGATGAGTACAGCTTCGACACGGCTTCGCTATACATTAATGGTATTGCTCTCTATGAGAACATGACCAAGACTTTCCATCATAATGTTGTCCATGAAATGCACACCTCTGTGATCCCCTCGGCTACTTTGGATTCCGCACCCCTTTACTCGTGGCCTTTCTGTTTAACCATGAACAAGTCTCAGCCCACAGGCACTCTCAATTTTTCTCGTATCGACAATGCTAAATTGTCCCTCAATTCTCCCACTGGTGGCGGTAACATAAATAGAGTTTATGCAGTCAACTATAACATTCTTAGAGTGAAGAATGGTATGGCTGGTGTTGCATTTGGTAATTAATTTTTTATTTTTTAGTTTCCAGAAGATCCAAAGCCATTAGAGCCTCTTTTAGTTTTTTTAATATCATCCACCTCCTCAATTAGTGGTGTAAGACATTGTTCAATAATAAGCTGCGCAATTTTATCACCAGTCTTAATATCAAATTTCTCACTACCATGATTAAACAGGACAATCTTAATCTCACCTGTATAATCAGGGTCTATGACACCAGCTCCAACATTAATACCCCTCTTAACAGCCAAACCTGACCTAGGTGCTACACGGCCATACAAATCACCATCGGGAAAACCAATAGCGATACCAGTCGCCACACAAGCCCTGTACCCAGGTGCAATTGTTACATCTTCATTGCTGTAGAGATCATACCCAACCGAACGCGGTGAAGCGCGGTTAGGGATGATGGCAGAATCATTGAGTTTCTTAATGAGAAGCTTCATTTCTATATTATTAGAGTGACTACTCTTTATGTTTCTTCATTTAACATCAAACCCATCGCTGCATAATTATGCAAATCCAACAATGTATCTTTAAAACTTTCATCATCAACAAGTGAAATGTTATTCTTGGTGATGGTCAAACATCTTTGAATTTTATCTTGAATTCGCATCAAAATTCCTATGACTCCATAAGTCGCAAAGGCATCTCCATAGTCTGCATTCTTCTTGGAGAATAGTTCCCTCGCCTCATCTTGAATCTTTTTGAGTTGTTCTACGCGATCCATGTTATTATACTAATTAAGCTTCTATTCTTTAGGTTGCTATAATGTGACTAAATTTCATGCTACCTATACCCGTTGGTTTAGCTGCTTTGAATTTTCTTCTAATCAAAAACTTTGTATCTTTATTTAATAAAATTTCTGCTTCTTCAGCAAACTGACTAAGACCCATAATAGGTAAACATCTAGTGCCTGGTAATAAAGTAATTACACTAAAACAGCATGATGTACCTGTAAATGAAGATAAAGATTTTGACCAATTTGTACTCGTAGAAACATAACCTTTATTTAAATATACTTCATTTACTTTATTATTTTTATAGTCGCTCTTTGTAAAAAACGAATCTTTAACACCTCTATAAACAGTCATAGTTTTAGTAACTGCTGGCGCATTTTTAATAACATTTGATAATGTTTTATTAAGCTTTTGAACTAGTAATTTTTTAACCGAAACATTAAATAATTTAACATTTTTTAAAAATTTTTTCATTAATTCTTCTATATTTTTAGAATCATTATCCTTTAAAGCTTTACTTATTACATCTTTATCGAAACCATAAAACTTATATCCATCATTTATAACCATATCAAAAAATTCATAAACAAAAGGAGATAAATCAAAGTTTAACCAATTTATTGACATTTTACGTTCCATAAGATTCAAATATACATCACCTTTAAACGAATAACCTCTTAAAGACCACTTTTGTCTAGGAGATAATCCATCTATGTAAAGAATAGATTTCTTCCACCAATTCATATCAATCATACCTTTTGTAATATCAATATTTAAAACATTTTCATAATATCTTCTTTTTGCATCAACAACATCATAATTTAAGGTATACATAGACAGATTTCCTTTTACATTTTTAATGATATCATTTAGACTAATCTTTCTATAAGGAAGACTGTAATTTAATGTACGCTTTTCATACATAGGTAAATTTTCTATTTTTTGTTCACCTTTAACTTTTTTATTCAAATATTTAGAAGGAACGTTCTTAATTTTAGATTTAATAAGCTTTGTAAATATTTGATTCACTTTCTTTTTATTTTTAAGATTTACAACATTAACATTTTTTTTAGGAACTACATTTGGTTTAGGTGAATTCCCAACCAAATTTTTGTTCGTAGCCTCGACGTTAATGTTATTATTAAGAAAATTATTAAACAAACTACCATTAACTTTTTTCAACAATTTATTAGCATTCTTTTTAGGAGCAACAGTTGGTTTATGAATAAGTAAAGCTTTATGTGTTTTTGTTTTTGTTAAAGAAGCAGCGTAAGTTTTGATTTTATCTTTTTGATCAGCAAAAACTAAATGATCCTTTGTTAAAGCATTATTGTAACTTTGACTGTAAATTATAACACATCTCTTAGTATGTTTATTGTAAACTTTGTTAGGAGGGCATTTGTCTTTTTTAGCATTCATGTTGTTCTTTGCAAAAAACTTTTCAATTTTAGATGTGTAACTATCAAATGCAAATAAATCCTTTTCTAAAATTTTTTGGAATTCTGGACCACCTATGTCGACGCATTTTTTACTTTCTTTGTGATACACTTGATGAGCTGGGCAAGCTACCTTGGGCATTTATTTATTACGAAGATTTTTATTCGCTGTGTAATATGTTTTTCCTTTCATAACATAACTATAAACTCTAGCATAAGCCCAAGCTTGAGGTGACGCACCCGGACGATGACCAGTTCTCCAAGCAGCTAATCCTCTATCATAAACTGTTTTTAAAGTTTTTAAAGGTATCTTAGTCACCCTCGAAATATTTTCAAGAGATGAAATACCTGGATACTTTTTTTTAAATGCAGTAGTATAACTAGATTTTTTAGTTTTTACACCTTTGTCAGTCTTGAAAGGTTCATAATTCTTCTTCAACATTTTAATGTATCTAGTTTCTACATCTTTTTTGGTTTTGAGTCCTCTAAAATATTTTAAAGGTGCGTATATTTTACCCTTTGTTTTCCTGAGTTGAATTAACTTTTCTCTAATTTCTTGATCCGTTAACATTTATTATAATATGACTTAAAAATCTGAATCCATAATTAATAAACAAGATGAGTCTCAAAATTGTTATGGGTAATATGTTTTCAGGTAAGACCACTGAACTCATAAGAAGATTAAAAAGATATTCAGTCATTGGTAAGTCCATATTAGTCATAAATTCAATGAAGGATATCAGATCACCTGATGAGGTTTTAAAAACACATGATAATGTTAAATTTAATTGTAAAAAAACAAATAACCTCATGGAGATTGATTTGGGTGGCTCAGATGTTGTGGCTGTTGATGAAGCTCAATTCTTTACAAATTTAAAAGAATTTTGTGAAAAAGCTTTGAATCTGGGTAAAATTGTAATATTAGCTGGTCTCGATGGTGATTATTTACAAAGAAAATTTGGAGAGATATTGGATTGCGTACCAATGGCTGATGAGGTTACAAAATTATCAGCCATATGTATGTGCTGTATGGATGGAACACCTGGTCCATTTACCAAAAGAATTGTTAATAATAACCAATTAGAACTTATAGGAGGAAATGATATGTATCAAGCTGTTTGTAGAAAACATTTATCACCATAAAATATCTTGAGGTCTATAACGGCACGAAACTTTTAAAAAATTAACAAAGTTTAAAAACTCATCAATATCATCTATACAATCTAAATACTTTTCTACAAATTTATTGTATTCTGGGTGTCCAATATCATGAATTAATCTATTTTCTCTAAGATTCATCATTTGCTTACCTAATCTAGTTGGCATGATGATAATATTTTTACTTTCATTTACATTATAGTCAGCCTTTTTAACTATTGGGTGATTTCTAA